ACAGAGCCCTCAATGGCGGGTTGCCCTACGGTAGACAGATCCTTGTTTGGGGCAGCAAGTCAAGTGCGAAGTCTTCGCTGTGCCTGCAAACCATTGCAATGGCTCAAAAAGAAGGCAAGCTTTGTGCCTGGATTGACGCAGAGATGTCGTACTCCGAGGAATGGGCGGTAAGGCTTGGGGTAGACCCAGAAAAGCTTTTGTACTCGCAAGCAAGAACCATTAATGAGATGGTAGACGTTAGCGTAGCCTTTATGGAGGCTGGAGTAGACATTATCGTAGTAGACAGTATTACATCGCTGCTACCCGCAATCTATTTTGAGAAGGGCACAGAAGACCTTAAGGCACTAGAAAATACCAAGCAGATTGGTGCAGAGTCTAGAGACTTTAGCAATGCCTGGAAGATGATTAACTATGCGAACAACAAGGTTAAGCCTACGCTGTTTGTCCTGATCTCGCAGTCCAGGAACAACATTAGTGCTATGTACACGTCTCAGCAGCCATCTGGTGGACAGTCCACAAAGTTCTATTCTTCTACTGTAATTAAACTGTTCTCTTCTGAGTCCGACAACCAGGCCATCAAGGGCAAGATTGCAGTCAGGGATAAGCTGATTGAGGAAAAGGTTGGCCGCAAGATTCGCTGGGAGCTTCAGTTCTCTAAGACATCTCCAGGTTTCCAGTCTGGAGAGTACGACTTCTACTTCAGGGGCGACATGATTGGCATCGATTCTATCGGAGATCTCGTAGACACCGCAGAAATGAATGGCCTTGTAAGTAGAACTGGTGCCTGGTATCAGCTAGAAGATGGCACAAAGGTTCAGGGTAGAGAAGCATTTATCGAAAAGGTGAGAGAAGATGAAGAACTCCAGAAAAAGCTTGTGGAGCAACTTAATGGCTAAATATTCTGTGCATCACGGTGTGTTTCCCTGCCACGAGTGCAAGGAGCCAGCACACTCCCTGAGATTCTATCCAGAATCAAAGGACATTACTTGGGTATGTAGCAAGAAGCACATGAACAGGGTTTCACTACAAACGAGAAAGCGTAAGCAAGACTATGACCGAAAAGTCTGAGGGTAAACGTATTGGGGCCAAGCTACACAAGAACTCCGGTCGTAATACAAAGAAGGGTGATGCATCCTGGTACAACTTCGTAATTGATTTCAAAGAAGTTGGCAAGGGCTTTACTTTAAATAAAGATGTATGGGCAAAAGCTACAACAGATGCCTTGAAATCTAATAAAGACCCTGCTATAGTTGTAGTTCTGGGTTCAACACAAAAAACAAGACTGGCAGTGATCGAGCTGTCTTTGCTAGAACAACTGCTGGAAGAGAGAGAACAATGAAAATCTTAATGCTAGATATTGAAACAACGCCTATGCAGGTTTACACCTGGGGTCTGTGGGACCAGAACATTGGTATTAACCAGATTATTAAGCCCACCGAGATGATGTGCTTTGGTGCCAAGTGGCAGGGCAAGAAGAAGGTTACCTTTAAGTCTGTCCACCACGATGGTAAGAAGGCTATGCTAGAAGAGCTACACGCCATGATGGAAGAGGCAGATGCTCTTGTAGGCTGGAACTCAGCTGCCTTTGACCACAAGCACATTAAGCGTGAATTCCTTGAAAACGGAATGACACCACCATCGGTGGTTAAAGATCTTGACCTTATGAGTGTCGTAAAGGCAAACTTCAAGTTCCCATCTAACAAGCTAGATTATGTTGCACAGGCTCTTGGCGTAGGCGCTAAGTTTAAGCACTCTGGCTTCGAGCTGTGGATTGATTGTATGAATGGCGAGGACAAGGCCTGGCGGGAAATGAAGAAGTACCAGATACAGGATGTTGTTTTGCTAGAAGAGCTGTACCAAGTCCTTCTTCCTTGGTTGCCAGGTTCTGGAAGTGTTACCAGTAAAGAGAGGCGAGAAATCGCTGGGTCTGATGGAGTGGTACAATAGTATGGTGGAAAATAATGAGAGCAAGACAACCCTTGACATGGTCAATGGCCTTGCTGAGATATCTGAATACATGAAAGATGATGAACTGGATACCGCTTTAACAATGGTAGCCAAGCTCATTCTGCGACCAGATATCCCGATTAATGTAGCCACCATAGAGATTGTTAGGTTGCAAGCAATTGCTGCCAAGATGAGCTTTAAGGCTACGTGGATGGCAAACGTAGAAAAGGGAGATCGAGCAAAAAAGAATATTTACTTTACCGCTGCTGCTGCAATCAATGAGCTTGTGGCTGCTCTTAAGTACATTACTCGATAATATTTTATGACTAAAAACTTACTAAACCAAATAATGGCCAACACGGACAAGCCTGCAAAGGCTTCCGAAAGTATGCAGGCATTGATTGAAAAGATTAATTCTGGATACATTGCTAAGCGTGGTCCAAGGCATCAGCAGAAAAAAACTTTTGCCCCATCGACTATTGCTTATGGTCATGGCGAGTGTGCTAGATACTGGTACCTAGCTTTTGAGGGCGGTACGTTTGAAGATAATGCAGACGCATTTGCTGGTGCGAACATGACAAATGGTACAAAGTCACACGAGCGTATTCAGCAGGCTATGGCAGACTCTGGAATGCTTATTGATTCAGAGTTTAAGATTCTATATGATGACCCACCTATCTTTGGATACGGAGACGTAATCCTTGATTGGGAGGGTGAAGAGCTTCTTGGTGAGATCAAGACAGCCATGCAAGAGGGGTTCGAGTATCGGAAAAGAACTGGTAAGGCAAAGACGGGCCACTTAATCCAGATTCTTATTTACATGAAGATTCTCAAAAAAGCAAAAGGTGTTCTCATTTATGAAAACAAAAATAACCATGAGCTATTGGCTATTCCTGTTGTTGTAAATGATTACTATATTAAGTGGGTAGACCAAACATTTGAATGGATGAGGACAGTTCGTAAGGCTTGGGAAGATAAGCTCTTGCCTAAAAAGAACTACCGTTCAAATTCTAAAATCTGCAAGTCCTGCCCTTTGGTAAAGGTCTGTGCAGATGCTGGTGAGGGAGACATCAAGATAAACTCAATGGAGCCCTTAGATGAAAACTTGTCAATGGTGTGATAACTCATTTGAAGCAAAAGTAGGTTATCAGATTTATTGCTCTTCTGAATGTAGAGAAGAAGCGACAAAAGAAAAGATTGCACAGAGATATCTGGTTGCACGACGCAACCGTATGATGGGCAAGAAGCGTAACTGCAAGTCTTGTGGATCTCCACTCTCTGCGTATAACGATGAGCCAATCTGTCAGGTGTGTATAGTAAACCCCACAGAGGTTTCCAAGGCTCTCAAAGAAATTAAGGGGAATGCCGGTGGTAGACCTAAGCGCTCTAAATAGCCCCCCACAAAAGCTTTGTGCGATTGACGCTAGCACAAACAGTTTAGCCTTCGCTATCTTTGACGGGAAAAGTCTGGAAGCTATGGGTAAGATTAATTTTTCAGGAGCAAATACATATGAAAAGGTAGCTGACGCATGTAATAAAACTAAGTCTGTTTTTGATATCTTTCAAATTGAAGCTGTGGTTATTGAGCATACGGTTTTTATTAACAGCCCTAAAACTGCGGCGGATCTTGCGTTGGTTCAAGGAGGACTTCTAGGCGGCATGTCTTTGACGGGGGTAAAGATAATTAAATCAATTAACCCTGTTGCCTGGCAAACCTTTATCGGCAATGGAAGGCTGACTCATGTAGAGAAGTCCGACCTTAGAGTTTCAAGTCCAGGCAAAAGTGAATCATGGTATAAGACAAAAGAGAGAGAAATAAGAAAAGAAAAGACAATTAAGTTTGTCAACACCTATTATGACAAGAAGACTAGTGATAACGATATCGCTGATGCGGTGGGTATAGGGCACTATGCTATTCGTAATTGGTCCAAGCTGAATTGACAAGGAGTAGGTATGCCTGCTAAACTTTATACTAATCCGCTCTGGCTAAAGAAGCGGTATCAGTTAGACAGAAAAACACCACAAGACATAGCCAAAGAGTGCGGTGTTAGCGTGGCAACCGTGTATGTATATCTAGACAAGTTTGGATTAAGGAAAAAACGTTGAGAATCATTAAACATTTTGCAAAAGTTGCAAAGATGCAATTTGTTAGACTAACATGCAAGCATGAGGAGTCACATAGGGCATCCTGTCCTTTTACAGGAATGACCTATATTAATTGTGTTAACTGTTGGAAGAGGCTAGGGGTAGTACCAACTGATGAGCAAACAAACAGAAGCTAAGATAACCGAAGTTATACTCGATATCGAAAAAATGCTGATTGAGAAGAACAGAGCCTACGGCGACTCCGCCTTAGAGCCGGTGAGGATCTTCTCCAAAGCACAAACTATTGAGCAGCTTTATGTAAGAATTGACGACAAGCTTTCCAGGGTAGAGGGTGGTCATGAATATCCTGGGGACGATACAATTAAAGATCTAATTGGATATTTGGTATTATTGCTTATTGCAAAGGAGAGAGATGAAAGAGTACAGTAACAAAAACCAGATCGGCTTCGATGACATTTTGCTGATCCCTCAACATTCTGAGATTTCTAGTCGTAATGACGTAAGCCTAGCCACAACACTGGGCAAGGGTCTTAATGGTATAGCCATGTCTATGCCAATTATTGCAGCACCTATGGATACTGTGTGCGAGCACGAGATGGCATCTTCTATTCGTAAGGCTGGCGGGTTTGGAATTATCCATAGATACATGCCAATTGAAAAACAGGTGAAGCAGATTGGTCTTGCAAAAGCTATGGGTGGCTCGGCTGGTGGTTCCGTAGGGGCAAGGGGAGAGTTTGCTCACGATGCCGTAAAGCTGGTAGGTGCCGGGGCACTTCTAATCCTGATAGATGTTGCTAATGGACATAGCGAATATGCAGTTAACGCAGTAAAAGAACTTCGCCAGGTTTTTGGAAACCAAATCCACATTATGGCTGGTAACGTTGCAACGTGGGAAGGCTTTGCCAGACTGGCAGATGCTGGTGCAGATTCAATTAGGGTAGGTATTGGCGGTGGATCTGCTTGCACCACACGAGTAGTCAGCGGTCACGGAGTTCCCACCCTTTCTTCCATTATGGACATTAGGGAACGAGTTGCATACAACGAGGGGCCGAGCCTAATTGCTGACGGCGGTATCCGCAATTCTGGAGATGCTGCCAAGGCTCTAGCCGCAGGGGCACACGCCTTGATGCTGGGCAGACTCTTGGCTGGCACAAAAGAATCTCCTGGAGAAATTGTGGATGGTCGTAAGATCTTCCGAGGAATGGCATCTAGGGAGGCACAGGAGGAGGGTAGGGGCGTTGTATCCGGTGTAGAGGGTATTGCGACCACCGTTCCTTTTGTTGGAAGTGTTAATGATATTATTAATGATTTTAATGCGGGACTAAAGAGTGCTCTATCTTATACGGGGGTAGAAAACCTTATTGACTTTCACTCCGAAGCAGTGTACAATAGAGTAACAAGCAGTACACTAAACGAAACTAAACCACACGCAAAGGAGTAACATGCCCCGCCGTAAAAAGGTAGAGCTTCCGCCCACCAAGTTTTTTAGCTACCCAGAGATTGAGGTAGATGGTTTTATTATTGAAAAAGGCGAACTCATCAAGATCAAAGATGAGTGGGGAATGAGGTTCAAGTTTGATGGTCTGGTTACAAATACCGAGACTGGCGCCCAATGGGTAGACTGCTTTGAGATGTATCGAGGAAAAGCTGGTGTCTTAAGGGCATTCAGACTAGACCGAGTAAAGAGAATTCCTAAGAAGAGGGGTAAGCGTCGTGCCAAACGAGGAACAGCAGCTAGTACAGCACCTTGATACTGTAAATAAAGTTGTTGGAGAATACCTAAAAGGTAATGACCCTACAAAGATCTCTAAACAGTTAGATATTCCAAGAACCAAGGTGGCTGCTTTAATAAAAGAGTGGCAGGTGATGGCGTCTGACAACTCCGCTATTCGAGCTAGAGCTAAAGAGGCTTTAGCTGCGGCAGACGAACACTATAGCAGGCTAATCAGTCAGGCCTATGAGGTTATTGACGAGGCTACGACCACAGCAAATCTAGGAGCTAAGACCAACGGAATCAAGCTGGTTATGGATTTAGAGTCCAAGCGTATTGAAATGCTACAGAAGGCTGGCCTACTTGAGAATAAGGAGCTGGCAGAAGAGATGCTAGAGATCGAGCGTAGGCAAGATATCCTTATGGGTATTCTTAAAGACGTAGCTGCAGAACATCCAGAGATCAGAGATAAGATTATGAAGAGGCTGTCAGAAGCTTCTGAAAAGCTAAATGAAACGGTAACAATTGTAAACAATGTTTGATGATTTTCTAGAGGCACTTAAAGATAATCCATTTGAAGAGATTCCTGTGGATGCTAAGACCTTTGTAGAAGACGAAGCCTTCCTCAATCAGCCTCCACTTTCTCCAATTCAGTATGACATCGTAGAGGCAATGAGTCAGATCTACAAGAAAGAAGATCTTGTAGAGCTTATGGGTCACGAAGAGGGTAGTCGATACTATAAGAAGTTTACAAAGAACGAAATCATTCTGCAGCTAGGCAAGGGTAGTGGTAAAGACTTTACCTCTACAGTTGCAGTAGCATACATCGTATACAAGTTGCTATGTCTTAAAGATCCCGCCAGGTATTACGGTAAGCCATCTGGTGACGCTATTGATATTATCAATATCGCTATTAACGCTGCCCAGGCTAAGAACGTTTTCTTTAAAGGTTTTAAAACAAAGATTGAAAAGTCTCCTTGGTTTGCTGGCAAGTACT